ACATCTAACAGATGTAAGCAGGTATTTTCCAAAAACCTAAGACATTAAACAGTAACGCCCGTGTTTACAACGTTTGCGAATGCTCAAACTTTCTTAAACGGAAGCATAATAAAGCAAAAACAATCACGAAACGTGCAAAAAACGTGCAAAAACAATCGACATGATAAAGGTATCAATAAGGCTTGACAAAAGGTATCGATTAAAAAATGGCAAATTTCCTGTGCGTATAAAAATTGCGAGAAAAGAGAATGTCTTGTATCTGCCTACAGGTTATGAGCTTGAAGAAAACGAATGGGATGCTGAAAGCCAAAAGGTAATCAAAAGAGCGGACAGAAAAATCATAAATGCACGCCTCGCCAAACAATACTACGAGGCGTGCGAAAAATTATCGTCTTTACAAAAAGAAGGAAAGCTGCGTTTTTACAACAACAAAAAACTGCAAGATTATTTGAATAATGAGTGCACAGATGAACAACTGGAGAACAGTCTTTTTAAAACTCAATTTCAAAACTTTGTTGCTACCAAAGAAAATGCGAACACGCTGGAAATATACAATACGACTCGGCAAAGCATAATTGATTTTTGTGATTACGATACACTTTTACTCGAAGACATAGATTTTGATTGGCTGGAATCGTATGTAAGGCACCTGAAAAACAAAGGCAATAAAACAAATACTATTGCCACAAAACTAAGAGGTATTAAGGCTGTTGTTAATTACGCGAAAAAGAAAGGCATTATAAACTATTATGTATTTGACAGCTACAAGCTTCCGCGAACCGAAACCCCAAAACGCTCTTTGTCTGTCGAGCAACTGCGCGAACTACACTCTTTAGAACTTACAGAAGCACATGCTAAGTATCGCGATTTATTCTTTTTAATGTTTTTTCTCATGGGTATAAACCTTGTAGACCTATCAAGGCTTACCAACATAGAAAATGGGCGTGTGTCATACAAAAGAGCCAAGACAGGCACGCTTTACGACATTAAAGTAGAGCCCGAAGCGCAGGAAATAATAGAGCGTTACAGAGGCAGCGAGCATTTAATCTCGCTATTTGACAAGAAGGCGTACACAAATGTTATGAAAAGGTTCGAAGACGTGCTGAAAATACTTGGCAAAGAAATCGGCGTGCCCAACCTAACGACATACTGGACGCGCCATTCATTTGCTACCATTGCTTATGAAATTGGCGTACCCACGGATGTGATAGCCGATTGTTTAGGACATAAGTCTGCACATCGAATGACGAATATATACATACGCAAAGATGCGAAATTTGTCGACGAAGCAAACAGAAAAGTAATTGATTATGTATTATATAATAAAAGGTAGGGCAATTTGTTTGTCCTACCTTTTATGCTTATATAGCGTTTACGATTTGCAAATCGTGCGCTTCGCCTACCACGCCTACAACGGGTATTCCGCAAGCGTCCGCCACATGGCGTTCTGTTTCACAGCCTTTTGAGCAACGCCATCGGTTCGGTACGACGATGCCGTCGCAGCCGAGGAGCAGGCGTAAGTCCTCTTTCATGTGCTCTGTGTACGGCGCAGAGTCAGACAAAGGTTTACTCATGGGATTGACTGCTTTGTAGCCGAGAATTGTTAGTTCTTTCTCGATCCGAGCGAAGAACTTGTGTCGCTCGTTGAGATTATAGCTGGTAATCGGTGATGATATGTAAATTTTCTTTTTGCTCATTTTGTTTATCAGATTAAAATATTTTCATTGTTATTTGATTTAATTCATAGCGTCTTAACCAATACTTTATATTCTTCATCCTCATCCTTGATTTGATAGCCATTAGCTATATACCAATCAAGCACCCATTTAGGGGTATCTGTAGGATGATATGTCAGAGCAATAGTTTTAGCACCCTTTAATTTGCTGTTATATTCGGCGGCTCTTAACATATAATTGCCGCCGCCTTTGCCGCGCCATTGTGGGTCTACCCATAATGCATATAGTATACAATCGGCGTTGCATATATTCTCTTTATCTTCCTGTTTAACTGGGAAACAAACTTGCACGCTTCCTCGACACACCTCGTTTGTGATAAGAATATGCAAGCCGCTCTCCCATGTTTGAAATTGTACCATACCGTTAAGTTTGATTAACATCGCAACGCTTGAAGCAATACATAGCGCCCACGCGCTCGGTATCAAGCGTGCTACGCTGCTCCCATGAGAAGGAAATTTTATTTACTTTTTTGTTCATAATTCGAGTTTTATTGAAATTGTTTTCTACGCGCCACTCTTATGCTCACATGTCGAGTTGTCAATTCTATTTTACGATACCACCTGCGTACCTCGTATATAACAAACACACCGCACAGTGTTTTGATTAATGTACCTATCTTTTTAAACTTTACCTTAGTACAGTAAGCTGGCGTCAGAAACATGGTTTTGTAACGCTTCTTTGTTTTTCTAATCTTCATTTTTCTTCTTTTTATAGTCCAAACAGCCTTCTTCCATTGTCGGCATGATACATAAGCCGCCGTTCTCAGCATCATCAATAAGTTCTTCTGACGCATGAAACGAGTTGAACATTTTAGCGTTGTGATGCTTTAAGCATAAATTTATGCGGACCTCTTTTTCGTATTCGTATTCGTACCCTGTCAGCGGATTGACTCCCGTCCTTGTAATAGTCGTAGTTTGCTCCGTTTCTTTGTACCACTTGCACGAATAGCAAGCAGCGATATTGCAAGGCGATTTGTTACAATACTTTTCCTCATGTTTTACGCAACGTCTTTCCGTAAGAAACAGCTTTCCGCAGTGCGAACAGCGGTATGCGTCTACTCTAATCATTCTCCACCTCCTTCTTAATTGCTTCAAGCTGCTGTATGATGTTATCTATCGTCTTGCCGCTGTAATCAGCGGCAATTTCTTTCAGCACGGCAATCTGTGCCGTCAGTCTGATGTAATCTGCCTGTTTCATTTCTCTTTGTTTTATTAAATTTTCCGCGTTTCTCCCTTTGAGAGTTTCAAGAGCTGTATAGTTTCGAGCATTGACCTGCTGCTGCCGCAGTCGAACCCAGTGTCTTTCAGTTTCTTTATGTGCTGATTCTCCTCTTCTTGTGCCATTGTTCTCTGCTTTCGGGTTTGTGCTCCTCGTTCCATTCTTCCTGAAAGTCCGCAAGTTTTCTGATGATACCCATGAAAACGCTAAAGCTTATAGGTTCCGTGACTGCCGGCTCTGTAATTATAACGCGGCTCTCATCGTCAGACACTCGAACTCTAAATGTTATCTTTACGTCCTGCATATTAGTCTCCTTCCTGGTCGTCGTGAATATTGCCAATAACCTCAAAGTCGTAACGGCACAGCATTGCACCTAAAGGTCTGGTACAAGGTAATTTTGCATAATCCGCTTTCAGGTAGAAGCCTCCTAAATCTTCCACCCATATCACAACACAATAATCTGGTCCGATATGGATAACATCACCCTCATATATCTCCTTGCCGTTTTTGTCTACATAGCCAGTGAACTGACATACGGTCTCTGGATCAACGTGATATGTGGATGTACAATTGTCTGAATGTGCCACAACTATTAATGTAGCTCCATCCTCACATTGCACCAAATTACCTTCCATCCATTCTCCAGCATAGCGGCTTTCTTTCTCGCATCTGCCACGAAATTTAATTTTTCTCATTGTTTTATTTATTTTTTATGTTCAAAGCTCCACTGTCTTTATGCTTGTCGTGGATATTGCCGATAATTTCTATATCGCCCTGAAAGTCGTTTATAACAACTCCGTATAAAGACCATGACACTCCATATTTGGGCGAAAAGTATACCACATCAAAGCAGTAGCCGCGCACGCCGTCCACTATATAGCCAATAGGCTCTCCGTTGTGCGCAAGAATGTCTCCGTCGTATATCTCCTTGCCGTTCTTATCTTTCAGTCCTGTGTACTGCCCGACCGTATCAGGGTCTACTTGCGCCATGTTATTTCCGTTGTCGTTGCTTATGTACACGCCGTCTACGAGATGGAGTAAGTCGCCATACACCCATTCGCCGTTATCGAGACGTTTGCCTCTAAATTTTATTTCTCTGTTCATAATTTATCTTCTGTTTTATCATCGGATTTGATTAACAATAGTATGCAGATTGCATATTCCGCTGACAGTAACGCAAAAAAGTATTGTATACCGAAATAAGCATTAATTATTGCATTGACTGCCGAAACTACCGAAGCAAGCCCTACCGCAAGCACTGCCAATGTAAATTTTTTATTTCTGTTCATCGCTGTTTCGTGTTACGTAATTTACTTTTCGCAAATCGTAGATTGCCATATTTGCCGCTCTCTCTGAAACGATAAGCTGCTTGCCATCTTTATCGAGAACGTTATTCCATTTCTGCCAAAAATGCCTCTTGTATTGGACTATATATCCAAACTTTAGAAAGGAGTACCCATTCTGCATTATACATGGCAATAGTGCAACTTTTCTTGCATACATACCTAATCCTCCTTTACTCCAAACGGCGCACCGTCGGCGAATGTGTATAAATCGTACATTTCAGACAATTTAAGTGAATACTCTCTCGCCTCACCTTCCTCTAAATCAATACCCAATAGGACAGGAAATTCAGCAGATGGGAAAATGGCTGATATATTGTGTAGTTCTGGGATGTTGGCTATTGTCTTTACCCACCCAAACGGCTCATGCTTCAACATCTCCTGCCAACACTCGTCTGCATCCTTAAATGGGCGGTACTCGGGTTCGGGCTTGATGCGGTAGTCGTAAGTATCCCAATTCCAAATAGGCGATTCTATATCTGCCCAATCTTCTGTCTCGGAATCTACATACTGTATCTGTTTCCCTTCGACGTATGCTTGCATAACCTTGATGCACTCTGCTATATCTTCTTTTGTCATATTAATCACTTGTTAAATTAGAGGATGATAATTAGTAATTTGTAATACGCTCTGCGTACATTATTTTTCGCATAAGGCGGTCTATTTCTTTATCTGATGCTATATGGTCTATTGGGTAGCGCATAAAGTTTCCCCAATCACTTTGCTTTCGCAATTCACCATTGGAATCCAAACCAATCAAACATCCATATCCGTCACCATTTTTATAGCCATCATGGATAAATATACTTCCACTACTTGTTACAAGAAATTCTCCTCTTTTAAATTCACTCCTTTTTAACATATTTCTCTTCTTTTTTACTCTCCCCACTGTCACTGGGGAGATTTGTTTATTTATCCACGTTCTTTCTCTTTTCAGCGTCCAAAAGGAGTGCTTCGAGTACGTCCAGATAGTTGTGCAAGTACGAGCCTTGCAGTACGAGCAGCGCAGCCAGTGATGCACCAACCTCTGCGGCAGCTTTTTCGAAGCCTCCATTCAGATACGCATCCAATTCCTTTGAACGTGCCCTTAATTCGTCACACTCAATGCGCAGTTTATCAAGGCGTGTTTCAGACGGCTTGTAAACCTTCTCGAATACATCTGCCGGACTCCAAGACTGGTAACCGCCTTCGTACTCAACGAGGTAGCCAGCCTTGTCTGTTTCACACTCAGAGGGTCTTACACCCTCTTTCAAGAGCTTGCGCTCGTAGGCTTCACCCATTGTCATAGGCATAGCCTTCACTGTCTTTGTGCCAGTGTACTGTTTCATTTGTTCGTTCATAATGTTTATTTTACAAGTTCAAAATCGTAAACGAAAACCCAAGGGTTGCTCTCCCATGTACCCTTGCCGCTGATTTTGTCTATTAGGGCAGCGTAGGCTTCGCGTGGAGTCGAGAAAGAATAGAAGTCTGTCACAGCGTAATTTTGGCAAGTATAACAATACTCTTTTTTAAAACGAACGTACTCTTTCCCAAAACGGCGGATACCTTCCGCTATGCAATCTTCATCGCTTATGTCTTGTAGACGTTCAATACGGATGTTGGTGATACGGATGCAGTGCGGCATAAGGTCTGCCTTAACAAACATCTTATTGCTGCATCCTTTCTCGTATTTGATGCACTCCAAAGGCATTCCGTTTTTACCACAAAGACGATAAAATTCATCGTCCTTTCTCAAATCTTCGTATTTTTGAGCGATGGCTATAGTTTCACCGAGTTTGTAAGCGGATTTGGCGAGAAGTATTCCATCGTCAAACAGACATGCTTTGCCTTTGTTTACTCCTTCTAAATCCTGCCTAACCATAATATCTCTCCATCTTCCTGCAGTATAGGCTATTCTTCTTGTTTGAGCCTTTCTGCCTTCGAGTACAGCTTGTGTTAAGCCGTACCTGTCGTTGAACATAATCTTTTTCATACTCTATATTTTCGTTAATAACCTCTTTGAAGTGTACATTCGTTACTCTATTACTTAATTCCCCATTCTTTTTTATAGTTAAATGGTTCAGGGAATCCTTCAATAGGTTTTTCTGATATTAAAATCTGTTTGCCATGTATAGAATCGCATCCCCATCCCCATATCATACCTTCATTAGCATCATACACATCTTTTGTTATTGGACGCAGCGAATAAGTTTCTTGCAAACCATATCCTTGACATCCTTGCCCTGCAAATACGCCATCATTAAGAACGTCTATAGCATATTTATTTGCTATAACTGCCGCACTGTCATTTCTGGAAGGGACAACAGCCACATAAACCAAACTTTGAAAACCTCGACCTTCTGTCAAATCGAAATTATATGATATGGCAAAGTAACTTACCTTGTCAAGGAACTCTTCCTCATACTTCCTGCATTCCTCTTTATTGAGGAACTCTTTGCCGTCTTTTGCAAGATAAACGGTCTTCTGTATTGTCTTTTCTTCCATGTTACTATCAATTCTTGTATTTAATATTTATACTTTTAGTTTTGCGTTCAACCCCAGTGCCCAAAGAATATGTTGGAGTTCGTGCACGTATTGTATTTCTCTCAACTTTTTGCCGTCGAGGTAGGCAGCAAACTTATTTCCATCGACCTCGTACACGATATTAATGCCGAGGTCGTAATGGTAGAAGTCGTACCATTCCGAAGTGCCTTCCTTTTGGTGCTGCTCCTCCTTAAACCCGTTCTTTTCGAGGAGTTCAGGAGTGAGGGGTATGCCTTCAATTTTACAGCACCAAATCCACCATGGTCCGTCATCGTCATCATTGATAGCGCTTAGACAGGCGGTTCCTTTTTTGTCTTCAAAGACTGTTAGGGGATTTATATCGGTAACAACGCACCTTGTGCCTTTCGGAAATGCGCAATCGTGGCTTGCTCTTACAAGGTCGCCTATTCTTAGGTCTTCTGGTTTAATCATTTTCCTGTGTGTTCTTTTGTAAATACTACTCTTTTATCTTCTTTGTCATAAGGGCAATTAAACATCTGATGGCAAAGACCGCAGCTTATAATGTGACGTACGTCACATTTTATTCTTGATTTGTAGCTCATTTCTTTCTTCTTTTATTTGAGTTTTGAAGTGCCTGACCATAATCCTTTGGAGAGGTTGCTGCGTTTGAAATAGCCCTACATACTGATGGCAAATAATAAAGCTGGTTTACAAATCTCATTTCTCACCTCCTTTCGGCAGCAAGTCCTCTATGTAACACCATTCTATCACGCCCCACCATTTGCAGTTTTTATCGTAATCCATAGGGTTGTACACAACGCCAACATGATAATGCTTTGAACTATTCGATTCTGCCAAGAAAATGAAAGCCTTTCCCTTTTCGGGCATTTCGCTTGCGTCGTGCCAAAGAGTTTTCTTAAACCATTCAACACCTGCGGCGAAAGCATTTCTCGCGGCGAAGTTCGCAACTGCATCCAATGCAGGGTTGTACGTCAACGTTGCTGCCTTTCGTATATCTTTTTCGTCAATCATATTGTTATCTATATTTGTTGATAATGTTGTAAATCGCTTGCACGTCTTCGTCGGTAACTTTATGACTAAAACTACCCATGCCCAAAAGTGTGCTTGCCTCCGTTAGCATTTTTTCTCGGAGTTTACGTCTGTGAAACTCGGCAATATCTTCTTCTGTCGCAATTGAACAATTAATATAACTGCCACCAATGCACCAACCATCAGATTTGCGGAATCTGACTTTCTTGCTATCTTCGAATTGTTTTGGCGTTACTTTTGTAACTGTTGCGAAATGCGGAAAGTCGCCCCACAAACGTGAGTAATACTTAATTTTATCGCCTACTTTAATATTTGAAAAATCAGCCATTGTAAGTCGTTTTAAAGTTATCGTAAATTTCCAAGTCGTTCCACCATTCTTCTCTGCCGAGCTCTACGTGCCTGTTTTCGGATGCCCCGTGCTTCACAACTGCCTTTATCCACTCGTTTGGAACAAACGCATTGAACGATTGCAAGCCGCTGCTTTTCTTCGTCTTGCCGACTACCTTGCCGTCAATGTAGAGGTAAAGCGGATGATATTCGCCTTCAAAGCGGTAGCAGAGAGCTTGGAGCTGCTTGTGCTCTATCTCGCTGTAAAATGTCACCATGTAGCGGTTCCCTCGATGTAGCGCAGCGAGTGCGTGCATAAAGTCCTCATAACCGACATGCGTGTTCTTCTTGCCGTTCAGCTCGTAGAAGTATTGCTTGAAGATGTCGCGTCGCATATAAAACCAGAAGTAGTCCATATCGTCGTCTGACATCTGCGGTATGCTTTTGTACACAATCTCTTTCCAGACGTGTTGACGGAGGTGTGAGCCTCCTGCGAAGCCCTCAACTGCGAATAGAAAATCGTGTCTATCTAAAGAAAGATTTATCATACTTAGAATTTTTCTCTTATTTTCTGATATTGCTTGGCAAACGTCTTTTCCGTTACCCATGCGCTGTATCGTGTGCGGTAGTAACGCTTAGGCTTGCCTGAAACAAGCCCTGTTGCGTCACGAGGAGTATGCACGCTCATGTATATCTTTGGCACGATGTCCGTTGACACATACGATGTGATATACTCATCCGCAAAAGCGATATGCTCTGTCTCGCGGAAATTGACATCTGCAAACGAGAAGTCTTTTGCCATGTTAGCATTATTTGGGATTGTTTGTTGTGCCTAACAGATGTTGATTGCCCTCATAAGGGATGCAATACTTGTAGACACTTGATAAACAGACGTAAGGGCATTGCTTATTGAATGTGTTGTAGTGAGAGAAGAGTTCACAACGCCATACACTATCTTCGTTGCATCTCACTAACACCTTGTCGAACGGCTTGAATGAACACTTAGGTTCAACGACCTTAACAGGCTCTACTTGCAACGTTTCGGGGTTGTACTTGCCGCCGTAATGCTTCTCTGCTGCTGCGATAAACAATGTTTTTTGTTCATCATTTGCCTTTACGAAACATTCTGTGTCGCACACTTCCTCTTCGCCAAAGGTGTGGTCTTTGTAGTAGTTGATTGTGGTGTTAAACTCTGTGTAATCATCATTTGCCCAGCCGTCGAAGACTGCTATCATTTCGTTGTGAGGGTTGCGTACTACGTCGCCATGCTTAAAGAACTTAGACCAGTCTCGCATTTCACAAGAAGGGAGGAGCATTACTTCTGTGCCTTCAATGTCGGCGTAATAAAAGCCGTTTTCTGTAAAACTTGCAAAGGGAGAGAGCGTGATTTTTGATAACACCTTAATAGGGAAGGTGTTATCAGATACTACTTCTTTAAATTCCACCTCACCAAACAGCGGCGAATACAGCTTTGTGCCTTTTGGCATATCGCGGAGTATTTCCGCAATGTTAATCTTGTTCTCCATTTTCTTGCTCCGTTTCTTTTGATTCGTATTTACGTATGTAGGCTTCAATTATTGCCTGCTGTAAGCCTATAAGTTTCAGCGCCTCTCGGTAGTCCGCCTTCAACTTGTTGTATATCGAATTTCTACCAGCGAAGTACCACATACCACAAACGCAGGCAAAACAAAGGATAAATAATGCTGTTCCCATGTTATTCGACTTTAAACTTGTTAATGTTGTAAATAGTTGTTACTATTGGCATAAGAGTCAAGCCACCAAGACAGGCGTCGCTGTTAGGATTGTCCTTGAAGTCGTACGATATTGTACCGCCGAAGCGCATCATCGTGACCTCAATCTCTCTGCCTTTGTAATTGCTGTTGAGTCTTGCAACGCCTTCTTTAAGACGGTCGAAAAACATTTCGGGGGTAAAGTCCTCACCGAAACCAAACTCGGCGTTTTTGAAGAACTTCAAGCTGTTTGCAAGAGCCTTCGTCTTTTTGTTATGAACGCTACATCTCGGGCGTTCGCAGTAAAATCTTTCTTCTGTCATATTTATTGTATTATTAATATCTTAATATGTGCGCCTTCACCACCTTGTGAACCAGGTGTGGCTGCGCCTTATTAAACTCCTCTACAAACCAACGTTCGTATTCGTCTTGAAAGCGTGGTCTGCGGATTTTTCCAATCGGGGGGGGGTAAGATGTCTGCGGTAATCTTTCTCCCATTGTCTAATGTCAGTACGGCCTTCATAGCTTCCCAGTTTTAAATCCAAGCTCTTTTGCTATTGCGAGGAAGTCGGAGAGCTTGTCGGGCGATACGCTGGTCTGCTTGCCTTGCGAACAGACAACGCCATCTTCAACCTTGAAGTAGATATTGCCATCCATGTTGATATAGTAAATCTCACTTTTCATATTACTTCACCTCCATGCTGATCAGGTCGTTGAAATCTTCCTCAGACTTGCAGTCGTAGCAGTAAGTCAGCGTGCCGTCAGAATCCTTTGTGAACATCATTATGCTATTGTTGCTACTAAGTAAGTCCAGAAGCATGTCGGTACGGGAAGGTACGTTTACATCGTCTTTACTCTTCAGCCATTGAATGCCTGTAAGAAAGGTTGCGGTGAAAAGAGCATCCGCTTTGCTTACGTCTTTGTTAAAGAGAATATAGACGACACTATTGTATCCTCGTATTATAGACCATGCATCGCGCAGCCTACCGACAAATGTCTTGATTGTTTTCTTCATATCTGTTGTTAGTTTATTAATGTTTAAACTTGTACGAAAAACATCCACCATTACATTCTGACATAAAGTATTTGCACTTGGCACAAGACGTGTCTTTTAGCGACCGCCATCTGTCTATTATTTCAAAAGCTATAAAATTTGACAGTTGCGCAAACGGAATAATAGTGCCGTCCTCTTTGAAGATGTCTATAGAATGACCGTCGTATTGCGGACAGGTTCGTGCCTTGAAGTCGGCAGTAATCAATGGAGTTTTACGCTCTATGGGATTGCATAGAAACAGTTCTTTATCGTCATCTATGTTTCTTCCACATAATACATGTATTTTCCGTGCCATGTCTTCTGGTAAACAGCATTTCGGGTACTTGTGGTCAACACCAAATTGATAATCTGGATGCGTCAGTGCAAAATCAAGAATTTTATCAAATTGAGGGAGCACATCCTCTTTGTGTTTAAATATATTTAGTGTGCAGTCCAGGGTAAGGTTGAAAAACACACTTCCATCAACCTCTTGAACCTCCTTGTAAATCCTCTTAATCTTTTCGATAAGTGCGTCTATATCGGCATTTCTGCCAATAACTACCTCTGTCGCCAATGACGATTGCTTCAGCCATTTGGGGTCTATGTGTTCCAAGTGGCGGAAATTAACATTCAGCCCCTTATCTTCTGAAAGCGGTATTTGAGAGAGTACATCCCTGTTCAAGCCGTTTGTGTATAGAGTGATTTTGTCAAACAAAAGGTAAGCGTAATTCCATATTTCCACAAAGTCGGGATGAATAGTCGGCTCTCCACCAAAAACGCCCAAACTTTTTACTTGATTTTTGGCGCAGTAGTCAAGCAGTTGTTTGCACTTCCCGGTATCCATGTGTCTATTATTTCTACTATGCTTGTTAAAACACCACGGACAGGAAGCGTTGCACTCTTCAGTTAAATAAATTCTGACGTGTTTCATTTTATGTATTTTATATGTTTGTCGTTACATGTTAAAGTTAATTTCCTCGGCGGGAACCATTTTAAACGACTCGACGTTCTCGAAGCCCATATTATCGCCATTTACGGTTATAATATCCATTGTTTTGTCGTAAGCGTTTGGGCATATCTCGGATATTGTTTCCGCTGATATAATAGTCGGCATGGTATCACCTTTCTCGAACACCAAAAGAAAATAAGGTTTGCTGTTTTCGTTTGCCATGTTATTGTCCTTTTTTTGTTACAATTTCCAGTGCACCAAGCAAAGTCTTTTCGCTAATTCCGTTGCCGGATGCAACGCCATCTTCCTTGATAGAATTGAGAGCTTCTTTGAGACATGTGATATCAGAGGCGAGTTGTTTTATGAGGACACTCATTTTCTCGTCTACATTTCTCACGTCGTCACGATTGGCGTTTACCGAGGTTAGTATCTTGACGCAACACTCCTCGATATAGTCCTTTAACGTTGCTTCGTGCTCCTTCTTTATCTCCTCGACAATAGCCGACGAACTAATAGGGAATATGCCAAAATCGCACTTTATTCTGTCATTTGGTGTTTTTTCGTTTCGGATGCGCACATCGCGTAACTCCCTGGAACAGCTACCTATCTTTACAAGATAAACTCCTTCTCCATGTGGGTAATAGTCAAGAAAATAGCGTTCGTTCCCAGTAAAGGTTTCGCTTTCTTCGATTACACCCAAAATCGGTATTCTTACTTCTTTTTCCATGAGTTTGCTTTCTTTTGTTTCGCCAGCATACGCTTGTACGCCCTACGTTCAGCTCGCGTCATGCCGTCCTTTTTGATTTCGTAGGCTTCTTTATCCATTGCTTCCATAGATTAAAGCTCATTATGTTCGTTGTATTTCGCGGAGTTTCCGTGAAGGAACCCTATCGTATAGCCTAACGAACCCACCACAAAGGCGACGTAGGCTACGAGTAATATTATTCCTATTGTTGTCATAAAGTGCATAATTTCAAATCTTAGTTTTTCAATATCAAATATATACCATATTATAGCACGACGTATTTGTTGGCGTATATTTTATATATCCAGTTACGATAACTATATGTATAGTTTGTAAGCATGTCTTCTGTGTATTTTGCAAACATGCTAAATCTTTTGGCGATATTGCGCATTTTCTTTACGATACCATAATTCGCCGCGAATTTTACTATTTGCATTGATTTAGAGATAGACATACCTATTTTTGCCGCCATGTATTTGTATGAAATACCTCTGTCTATAAATCTTCTGCTATAACCAAAACGATTACAAGTTTTCACCGCTTCCGTATATTCTTTCTTAGAATGTGGGTTGCGCTTCTGCTGAATCATTTGTTCGGCAAAGTCTTTTCGACGCTGTATTTCTACAAGCAACATTGCGACTAAAACATTTTCTAAATTCTTGATTTCTTGTGCATAGGCATTCTTTTTTAAGTTTACATCAGGTTTAAATTCAACACTCGGCAGGACAACGTTGCGGTGAGCGGTATGACTGTGCAACGATTTGAAAACGAGGTGCTTTTTATCAACGCCCGTTTCTTCAATCAAGCCCATGCTGCGCAAAGTAGCTAATCTTGCCTTTATAGCGTTTACGCTTATGCCTGTTATATCATGTAATTTGTTAATATTCCAATTCTTAATAATAGAATTGCGAGAGTGCGCTTTTACAAACAAAGAAAACGCTATCGCCTTTCTTAAATCGGAATTGCGATACATTTGATTTATTATATATCTCTTTACTTTCATGTTTGTAAAAACAAAAGCGACAAGGTTGTGTACTTACCTCGCCGCTTCGTATTTAATGCGTTTGTAAAACGCGCCTAAATCCATGTTCGACACTTCACGATGTACACGGGTCGTGAAGTAGTGCATTGTAGCAATACTTTTGCCTTTGCACGCCACAAAATTAATAAAACATTCTCAATCTTAATAACTTTCTATTAATTATTTATAATATTTTAAGAGTTTATATTGAAATTCTATTAGTTTTCACTAACTTTGCAGCGATAATTATTAAATTTATTGCTTATGATGTATTCGCAAACAGAACAGTACCTTTGGGCTGACCGCATTCTAAATGCCGTTTGTGCGGTTGGTGGCATAACCTTTATGCAACTGGTGTCGGAGATTAAAACGGCGAAAACGAACGAGCTCCGCGGCTTGTACTGTCTTATAACAAGAGATTATAACATTCATCCCGAACGTGCCGCACGGCTTATTTCTCGCACAAGGCAGAATGTTATTAACCAAACACGCAAATACTGGCAGTATATGCAAGCCAAAGACAAAACTATCGAGAGTTTATACAACAAAATCAAGGACTACCTAAAACAATACGACAATGAGAAGGGATTATGATGTAACAATACCGGATATGCTTTTCCCAACGGACAACGAGCTGGAAATACCTACACTCGATATTAATATGCAGGCTCGCGAATGTCAAATACCGTTTCTCTGCTTCGGCGAGCAGAAGCGCACGTACAACATGAACGGACAGGGAACGCTGCATTTTTATACTGATGATTATCGCTTTACGGCTGTGTACGAACACCCTGAAAAAATATTTAGACAACACCATCCTGCGAATATTGTAGAGCCAAATTTCTCGCTTTACAACGAAACGCCAATATCTTTCGGTATGCAAGCACTTTACAAAAAGCGCTGGATAGCTCGCGCGATGCAATCTCGTGGCATCGGAGTATTCGTTGACCTTAACGTGGCGCAGAAATGGTACCAGCTGAACATGCTTGGTGTTCCGCGCGGCTGGTCGGCTTTTGCAACTCGCGGTTATTCGGACAGACTAAACAATCTCGCGTTTGAATTGTCAATCGCCAAAGACTGGGCGCTCGGCAAGACCCCTTTGTTTGTGATATACGGCGGTGGCAACGAGTGCCGGCGGTTCGCCCAAGAGAACGGGTGCGTATATATCAACCCTGTCGTTACGACAAAAAAGAAGCTTGAAGCCGTAAAAAAGATACAGGAAGGCGTTGCGTTCTTCAACGAGGAGTTTTCTTTGAAGAAGGAGCTGGAAAAGCTCACACCGTTCACGCATCAGATAGAAGATTATTCCAAGATAAATAAACAAATCGGAGAAAACAAAGAAAGTTTATCCGAGAACGAATAGGATTTGTGTTCATATTAACAAAAGCAGTACCTTTGCTTGAAACATAAGCAATAGGTTAAGTTTAGGGAGACTGGCTCGCGAGAGTCGGTCTTTTATTATATAAATTATTGTAGTGCACTTGCAGAAGGTTTAAAATGTCTTAAATACTAAATTTTTCCTATTAATAATTTTGCTGTTTATTAATATGTTATTAATTTTGCGGTGTAAAAATTAATAATCAACTAAATAATAGGAGATACAACAATGTTTGAATTATCACAAAACAAAATCAAATTCGAGCTTACAAAAAGAGAACTCAGAAAGCTCAACACGCTCAAGAACAAGGTATCGAAACTTAACAATGACCTTAGAGAGTATTTTGATACTTGCGGTGAAATGTCGCTGCCTGACATCGAGTGTACCTGCATAGGTTACAGCCCAATGGGTCTTGTAGACACGCAGGACATCAAGGACGAGGATGGCAACGTTATTGGCTTTCAAGCTACCGTAGATGACTTAGATTACAAAGTTGAATACGTAGAAGAAGATGGTGATATATACCTTATAGGCTGGAAAGGACTCGAGGACGACCTTAAATACCAGCGTCGCAGACTCAACAAGGCTTGGAGAATTTTCAAGTCAGAGAACCCTGACGCGGAACTTGAACGCGACGACGACGAGGATTAATTGTTTACACGGGGTGGGGCAGCAGTTCTCCTTCCCATTACATAAAATATTAACTTTGCAAAAAAACAAAAGATTATGGCAAAAGGTGGAGGTTCAACAAGAACAGTAAGCGCAAACAACGCAAGTGCAAGCAGAACAAGCAGCAGCGCGAGTGCAAGCAGAACAAGCAGCAGCGCGAGTGCAAGCACAAAATATAATGCTGAGTATATCAGTGCAAAAACAAAAGAAATAAATAGTTTTAAGCTGCCAAAGCCAAACGATGCTGAATATATACGCATTAAGGATGTCGAATATCGCATAGGCCATCTGAGAACATACGACAAAAGACATATCGTTGACATTGTTAGAGCATCAGATGGATATTCTTTAGGTCGTGAGGTGTTTACAGATAGTGGTTCTTATGGCATGGCGACTACAAGAACAAAATCACAGGTGCAAAAGGCTATTCGAAAAGAACTGCTAAGGTTGTTAAATAGATAAATAAGTAAAACTATGGCAAAAGGTGGAGGTTCTACAAGAATAGTAAGCGCAAACAATGCGAGCGCAAGCAGAACAAATAAAAAATCGCAAAATTTTACTATTACCGCAGGAGAAAAGATACGACCAGACCTGCCCTCTTTTGAAGAAAATTTTTCGGCAGAAGTCTTGGGATTGAATCAACAAGATGAAAAGGACTTGTATCAACTCCTTAAAGGTGCTTTTTTCGGAGGAGACGACATATACGCGGCTATTGTTTTAAATAAGAAAATGCCTAAATCAAAAGATTTCGAACTTAATACTTATCGTAAGGATGCGTTAAAAGCTCTGACATCGTATTCGGCATCGGATAAGGCAGCAACAATACTCCTTTCGACACTTAAGAGCGCAGTTCCGAAAGAAAATTATAATAAAATTGTAAGATTTGCCGAAATGTTTAAAAATAAATATTATAGTACCACTTTGTCATTTGATACTGCCTACAATCATCTTTTGAGCGATAAAGAAAGAGAAAAGTGGGAAAAAATTTACAATAAATAAAAACTAATACAATTTTATTTTTGCTAAGTTTTGCAAAAACATTTGCATCACAGCCGTAAAATAACAACAATTTTCAAGGGTACGCACGGCAAAAACGTAGCGTGCCCTTTTTGTTTACACGGAAACTGATAAATCCTTATAAACCTTGATAAAACAGCTTAACTTTGCTTTAAATCATTATAAAACACGTTTAATATGGCAAAAAAGCAGAATAACACGCTCAGCGAATTGGGCGTTAAAGAACGAATAAGCCTAAGCTGTCTGGAGCTTAATGAAGGGCAGATTGTGGGCATCCCAAAGAACCCTCGCTATCTTAAAGGAGAGGAACATGACAAGCTAAAAAAGTCACTCAAGGACTCGCCGGAGCTGCTGCAATACAAGCCGCTTATGGTATACGCTGCCGAAGGTGGCAAGTTTGTCGTTATTTGTGGCAATATGCGCTTGCGTATCTGTCAGGAACTGCACAACGAAGGCGTAGAAGGTTTTGATGCGCTGCCTTGCTTTGTACTTAACAAGGACGTGCCCATTGCTAAAATTAAGGAATACGCCATCAAGGACAACGTACAGGCTGGCAACTGGGACTGGGACGAGCTTGCCAACGGAGATTGGGAGGTAGACGATTTGCAGGACTGGGGCGTTGATTGCTCGTTCTTGACTGACACGAGGCCAGTCGAAGAAATGCCAGAGCGCAAAGAAACGGAAGACGACGCATACGATGAGAGCGAGCATGAGATTGAAGCGAAATGTAAACTCGGGGATATTTGGCAGCTCGGCAGACATAGACTCATGTGTGGTGACTCTACTGACGCATCGCAAGTTGCTAAACTACTCGGGGGAACAAACATCCAACTCTATTTGACGGACCCACCGTATAATGTGGCTTACGGTTATGATGGTACAGCAACAGAAGGACATCGCAAGGATGGACTGGTCGTCTTAAATGACAAAATGGACAACGATAAATTCGAGGAGTTTTTAACAAACGCATTTAACGCTGCCAATGCTAATATGGAGAAAGGTGCTTCGTTCTATATATTCCACAGCGACGGCTACTCATATTGGTTTAGAAAAGCCCTTATCAACACGGTAGACCTGGAGCTGCGAGAGAATTTGATATGGGTAAAGAACTCTATGGTGCTCGGAAGACAAGACTACCAATGGCGACATGAACCATGCTTGTATGGTTGGAAAAAGGGAGCGAGCCATAATTGGTTTAGCGACCGCAAGCAGACAACCGTAATGGAATTCGATAGACCGACAAAGAGCGTAGAGCATCCAACGATGAAGCCTATCCCACTTTTCGCATACCTTATTCAGAACTCATCGCAGGAAGGTTGGAATGTATATGACAGCTTCGGCGGTAGCGGTACGACTGTAATGGCGTGCGAACAACTCGACAGAAACGGTTTCTTAATGGAACTTGACCCCCATTATTGTGATGTGATAATCAACCGCTGGGAAACCTACACAGGCAAAAAGGCTGAAAAAATCAAAGTTTAACAACATAAATTAAAATTAGAAATGATAGAAAAAGTGAACCCGCAACACCCCGACAAAGTCGCAGACCGCATTGCAGGTGCTATCGTTGACCTTGCTTACACCAAGCAGGAAAGCCCAAAGATTGCCGTTGAAGTCCTTATCGGACATGGCGTAGCTAACGTTATTATTGAAAGTAGCGTAGCCTTCTCTAAAGAAGAAGTGTACACAATCGTGGAGCGCATCACCAATTGCGACAATTTACGACTGAACCTTGTAGTTAATCCGCAAGACGCGCACCTTGCAAAGAATCAAGATGGTATTATCCGTTGCGGTGATAACGGAATATTCAAGGGTATGCCACTCACTGACGAGGAGTGGGAACTAAGTCAGATTGCTCGCGGCATCTACGAACGATATCCGTCGGACGGCAAGTACATCTTGGGCGGCGACGAGCTGGTGATATGCCAAAGCAACGCCAAGACAGAAGAGCTGAAAAAACTCTACCCTACTGCAACTATCAACCCACTCGGTGACTGGACTGGGGGCACTGATGTGGACAGCGGAGCGACGAACCGCAAGCTCGGCTCTGACATGGCTCAGTCGGTAACAGGTGGTGGACTGCACGGAAAAGACCTGTCGAAGGCAGATGTCTCGGTTAATATCTACGCTTTTCTAAAGGCACAAAAAGAACAAAAGCCTGTGGAGTTGTTTTGCGCTATCGGTGACGAAACCGTCGACGGCAAGCCATACTTCGAGATTGTGGAGATAGCAAAAGACTACATCAACAAGGTCGGTGGCTTCGAGAAGTTTGCCGAATGGGGACTGTTCTAAAAAGTTGCTTAATGGATAAACACGTTGTAAAACTTTCATCCGGGACAAGAAACAATAACCCAAGAAAGATTCGAAACGCCAGTCTTGCCGAGAGCTACGAAAAGCAAGGGTATGAAGTGGTTAGGAGGGGTTATCCGAATAATGCTTTTGTGGCAATCTACAAAGGGTCTAATCCGCACAACCAGTTGGAGAGGACGGTGGGGGAAATCTTTGCCGAAAACGGTCTGAGTTTTACGCTCGAAAAAGACGGCGGCGTAAAAATACGACTAAGAGATGGCAGGTCTTTGGAAATGCCGTCGCCCGACGGAATAGCTGATAATTCGTTCACTCACGAAATCATGGCTTTGCAAGGCAAGCCAAGTGCCGACAAAGTCGCTGAGGGCATTAAGCATAGCTTTAAAGTGTGGAAACAGGATAAAAAGCAAAGGATACAAGCAGACATCGCAATCACGTTTACCCCTAAGGGTACAAAATACCATAGAGAGGACATTGATGCAGGCGTGAAAGAATACAAGAGACAGGTGAAAGATGGTCAAACAGAAGCGAAACCATTGATATACTTGCATGTTGACGAGGGTCACAGAGAAATATACTATCGGAATATAAAATAAAAAAGGCGGTATCGCCTGTATATAGGATGCCGCCGTAGGGTTTATTTTTGTCCCGATGGTTCATATACTCCAACTGGCTACTAACCCTCCCACAACAAAAGTTGATGTGCAAATATAATAATAATTTATGTAACAACCAAAAATAATGAATAAAAAGTGAAGCCGCAAAGATTTTATGGCGAATAAATAAAGAAACTATTATGAGCAAACCATTACCCATCAGAACAACCATTGAGCGTGCACTCAACATTAACATTTCATCTTCGCTGCCTGCAAAGGATAAGGTGGCGGTGATGGAGTGTTTGCTGACGTTGAGCGCAAGTGAAATAAAGCGCATAATCGTGAGTGATAAAGCGACTGCGTTTGTCAGTCTATGCGCTAATATACTCCGTCGTGGCGAACTGATGGAGTATATGCAAATTTTAGAAATGTGCCGTAAAACGGCTTTAAACAGTGATAAACGTGCTTAAATGTACGATAAACACATAATGAAAGGAAGATATAAGGAGAAAGGGAAATAATATGGCACTATCAAAAAATGAAAGTAAGCGCAGAAATCAACTTGCCAATCTTGAAAAGGGCAAGTTCAAAAAAGGCGAAGTTACAAACCCGAAAGGGCGACCGCCAAAGCCTAAAACGATGACGGCGTTCATAGCTGAAATGAAAGAAAAAGGCTACGAGGTACCTACCTCACAGACTATAGCCGAGTCATTTCTATACATCGCGACCCTTCCTGAGGACGAGCTTAAAGCAGTTCTCGCTGACAAGACACGCCCTATGATGCAGCGCATTGTTGCTAAGGGTATACTTGACAAGAAGGGTATGGACATACTCGAGCGTGTTGTAGATAGAGCTTACGGCAAAATACAGCGCATCGACCTTACAAGCAAGGGCGAGCAAATCAAGCAGGACCCGTTGCAAATACACGTCATTTCAAACACAGAGGAGTACAACAAGGTTCTTGCGGAGATACAAAAGGAAAAAGAGCGCAAGGAAGCACAACCAGATAAAGAATAAAGCAAAAATAGATGCCGCACGTATTTTTAGCAAAGAATTACATGAGGGTAGATGCCGCCAAGAAAGCGGGATTTACGACCGTATCATTACAAGGAAGCTCGCGCTCCGCGAAAACATGGTCGGTTGTGCAGTTTCTTTGTATCTATTGCTTTAACAACGCCGGAACAACAGTTTCCATAATACGTGCTGGTATGCCCTCAATCAAGCGCACTGTATACCGCGATTTTAAGAACGTGATGCTTTCTTTGGGTTGGTGGAATGACAAGTCAATGAACAAGTCGGAGTATGTATATACTTTCCCTAACGGCTCTTGGATAGAATTTTTCTCTACCGACAACGAGCAAAAAGTGCGCGGTTCAAAGCGTAAAATACTATTCGTGAACGAGGCGAACGAGCTTTCATTTATTGAGTGGCAGCAGCTACAGATGCGTACCACAGAGTTCTCCATACTCGACTATAACCCTTCATTTTCCGAAGAGCATTGGATAAATCAAGTCAACGAGGAAAAGAGCACCTATTGGTTTATCTCAACGTACAAGGACAACCCATTTCTTGAGCAGAAGGTAATTGACGAAATAGAAAGCTTAAAGTGGAAGAACCCGAGCCTGTGGCGTATTTACGGACTCGGACAGCGTGCGATTGTTGAGGGTCTTGTATTTGAGAATGTGGTTGTAGATGATTACATACCAGTTGAAGCACATAGACATCATTGGATTGGCATGGACTTTGGTTACACCAACGACCCAACAGCCATTGTTGAAGTGTATCTTTGGGGTAACGACCTATATGTTGATGAACGTTGTTATCGAACGAAAATGATGACTGACGATATAATCAGAGAGCTTAAAGCTATAAAAGGCGACTTAGAAATAATATCAGAGAGCGCAGACCCACGTCTTGTTGATGAAATATACAATGCTGGTCTGAATATCAAACCAGTTACAAAGTTTCAAGGCTCAATAAACGCAGGCATTATGAAGATGCAACAATTCAGGATACATGTTACAAGCCGTTCTGTGAATATTCGCAAGGAGTCTAATAACTACACTTGGCGACAGGACAAAGAAGGAAAGTGGCTCAATGTACCAATTGACATGTGGAATCATGGATTAGATGCTATTCGTTATGTTGTACTCGACAAAGTACTCGGTGCTTATGGCAGTGGCATGAGTGCAAGCGATATACTTGGAATAATTTAATGGCAATTAAATTCGGTAGCTACCCAGCCGCCATGTTTGGGCAGGGCGTCTATAACAAGACCTTTCAAATCCTTCACGCCGTACTCTTCGCACAGCCAGTCTTCGAGGTCGTCCCAGTGCTGCCAATCTCTTATTGCGCCCGTCCGTACATCACGCAGACGGAGCGTTACAAATAGATAGTCGTGTATTACATCTATTATTTCGTACATGATATTCTTAGTTATAATAACGATTCCTCGTCGTCCTCTTGTTGTTTAATCGAAATCGTTTGACAAGCATACGAGGGCTGTACCACAACGATAGATGCGCTTAGGTGAGCGACCTTCAAGATCCAGCTTCAGAACTGCATCCTCGAAATCATCAACATTTGTGATTTCTTCCAACTCTCCTTGTGTCTCATCGAATAGCTCCGATGCCATAACTTCATCCTCTACGCAATAAGGATCAGCGTTAAATGTTGCCACACCATTAAGAAACTCTGTCATTTCTATCTTCTTCATTGTTGTATCTCCTATTTGTTATTAATTTTAACGCCACAAAATTAATAACTTATTAATAGACAACAAAATTTTTCTGTTATAATTTTCCATTTTTTAGACTTTTTAAGGCTTCGCGAATTGTTTACACAGCGTTTAAGCTTTTAGACCGCCAATTGTCTGGGTTTTGTAATTTTGCTAACAAAGTTAGCAAGATATGAGAAAAATTACAGAAATACTTTCAAATAGCGACGCGAACACCGTGCACACGTTGCTAACAGCACGAAAGCTGCCATTCCATCGTAGCTTTGATGAACTTATGCGCCAGTGGGATCCATACAAGCACGATGTGTTTGACGAGAGCAAGCGTAAGAAGAAGAAAATCAAGGTGCCAACAGGACAAAAAGACCCGATGGACGGAAGTCCTATTTACAAAGATGAATTTGTAGATAGGGTAAGAATCGCCCTGCCTACACAGAAAGTGGTTGTAAACCGCCTCGTTGGTTTCATGCTTACGAATCCTGTGACATACAAGGCGAACTCGCACGGCGTTGTGCTTAAAATACTTGACAACAAGCAGCAACAGCTATATGACGCTATCATGCACTGCTACCATGACAACAAAATGAAATATTTTGACAAAAAGCTTGTGCGTACAGTATCTTCACAGTGCGAGGCGGCAGAGCTGTGGTATATGACGACAGATGAAGACGGAAGGCTGGGCGGCGAGATACGGGTACAGTTGCTTTCGCCCAAAAACGGCGACAAGCTTTACCCTCACTTTAATGACCAGCATCGAATGGATGGCTTCGGTCGCGAATACTTGGTGTTTGACGAGCTGGGCACTTCGGAGCAGCATTTCGATGTATACACGGATAGATATGTCTACAAATACATCAATAATGGTTCAGGTTGGGTTATATATGAGGTTAGAGCGCACGGCTTTACTAAGATACCGGTAGTATATTACTACCAATATAAAGCGGAATGGGCTGACGTACAATGGGCTGCGGATAGAGTCGAGGTGTGTATTTCTAACTGGGGCGACACTAACGACTATTTCGGTACACCGAAATACTTTATACAGGGCAGACTTGAAGGTTTTGCGGAGAAAGGTGAGCAGGGTGCAGTCTTCCAAGGTGGAAAAGACACAAGCATGAATGTTTTATCGTGGGATCACTCGCCCGAGTCTGTAAAGGGAGAGATAGCATATTTGTTTAATATTATATTCTCATTTACCCAAACGCCCGACATTTCATTTGAAAACATGAAGACGCTGGGCAACAATACGAGCGGTGCTGCCATTCGTCTTATGTTTACTGACCCGTTCATAAAAGTCGGCAACAAGACGGAGCTTTACGGCGAGATGTTCACACGTCGAAGCAATATCGTCGCGAACGGCATTTGCAACGCTGGCATATACGTTAAAGGCATTGATGCAAGCGTAGCGGAAAACATAGACTTTGAACCAGTATTCGAACCTTATGTTCCTAAAAACGATGTCGAGCTCTTACAACTTATTACACAGAGCAATGGCGGCAAACCGTCAACCTCGCAGCGTCGTAGCATTGAGCTTAATCCCCTTAACGACGATGCAGATAGTGTAGAAAAGGAAATGAAAGAGGAACAAGAAAGCGAAATAACACAACAGGCTGCGCTTATGGGTGTTGGCGGCTCAGCGAGCGCATCGCAGTCTGTAATAAACAGAGAGGAGGAGTAAATATGGCAAAAGGAGGTGGAGGAACAAGAAAGAGTCGCCCAAAAGAAACTCTCTCTACTGAAAAGATTAATGCTGTCAGTGACTATATGTATACAATTGACGATAATGGAGCTTATTCAGATTCAGACAAAGCGAAAGCTATATATAAAGGTCGTGAGGAATTAAAGAAATTATATCCAGACCAATCCTTTATTACTGTAACACATTTAAGTGTTGACGAACAGGGTTATCTGCATGTGGAGATAGGTCTCAATAAAAAAAAGATAGCTGGTATGCCAAGAAGCTTCGGACAAATTAGATATGACACACATGACAACATGTTTCATGTCTCACATGAAGGATATGAATGGAGGACCGCCACTCTCAACAATCTGAGAGAACAATACAAATATATTCAGGGCAAACAAAACTTTGGTAGATGGGATAAGAGAATGGAAGAAATGATTGACAGACACAACAACAAACCCACAAAAGAACATAATGCTTTTATGAATATTGTACAACGATATAGATTAAGTAAGTGATGTCAAAGAAACTAACATCAAAACAAAAAAAAGAGCAGTTAAATCAACTGTTCGCAGCGTACAACCGCCGTCTTGGCATGTTGTATAGCGGCTATGTCAAGAAGCTACTTGCTCTTGGCTACAGCGAAGATGTGCTCGAAAATGACGCTCTTTTTAACTTTGACAACTTTCCTGTGCTCAAAGCTCGACTTAACGAGATATTTAACGACTACTTCCAGAACAGTATGTTATGCTACAAAAGCGGCATAACAAGCGGCGTTTCTTTGGCGTATTCGCACGATAATGACGCATTGGGACAATTCTCCGTGCTGACAGACAAAGCCTTAGAAACCGCAAGAAAAACGGCTGCTGCGACGTTTATAGCCAATAGGCTTAATGCTAAAAACGGATTAAACCTCGCGCAGTCCGTTTGGAACTACTGCCAGCAGACAAAAGCGGAGTTTGAAATGGCGATGTCTAACGTGATAGCCGACGGACTCGAAAAGGGTACGTCCGCAGAAGAGGTGGGCAGAAGAATACGACAGTATTTGAACAACCCCGATATGATGTACCGACGCTATCACACCGTGAAGGTGTTAAAGAACGGACAGAAGAAAGACGTTGTTACTTGGCGTAGGAAGCGCATTATTGACGGACGTGTACGCTTCGTAGAAGAACCGCTCGAGCATGTAGGACAGGGTGTGTACCGCTCTGCTCGCAAGAACGCTCTGCGTGTAGCACGCACAGAAATAAATGCAGCCTATCACAAGGCGCGAAATGGGCGCTGGGCAAATGAACCTTTTGTTATCGGTCAGCACATACATATTTCTCCACAGCACGATCCAGATGAAGATGCGGACATCTGCGACGAACTCGAAGGTTACTACCCTAAAGATTTCGACTGGGACAGTTGGCATCCCCAATGCATGTGCACCAGCGACCCTGTAATGATAAGCGGCGAGGAGCGCAAGCAGTTCTACAAGCGTATGCTGAACGGCGAAGATATGTCCAGCTACGTTTCTCCTAACAGCATTAAAGACGTGCCCGACCAGTACAAGCGATACATCGAAGCCAACGGCGACAAGATTGTAGACGCATTTAAACGCGGTAAGCTGGCATGGCATTTGGCGAACAATAAAAGTTATTGGGTAAAGTACTTGGACGCAGCACAGCGCAAGCAAATGGGCGTAAAAACAATTTCGCGACGCGAAGCAATACAAGAGATTGCAAAAGCAAGGCACGCGAAGCGAGATGCAGCCAAAATACAGCAAAACTGGAAGAAGCGACGGATGACGATATACACAGAGCGAATGAATAACAATCTTAAAGGTATACAACTTGAAGGTGCGCTTTTGGACAGATATTACGAAGTTGTGAAAGCTCTTGCATCCCCAAAAACATGGGATGTGGCAAATGTAGAAAGTTTATACAAAAGATTTGTGCAAGAGGTAAATACACACAACATCAGGACGACAAGAATGGCTTTCGAAGCATATTACAAAGAACACAAGAAAAATATTAAACAAAGTTCAGTATTGACAAACTTGTGCAAGCGTCTTAAGAAAGCTGCCGACCCGAATGAAGTCGTTTCTTTGTATGCAGAGCTTCGTCATAAGTCGCTCGTATACACCCGTTATCAATTACGACAAACAGGGCTTGTAAAAGGGCTTGCTTTTGATGGCGACGTAAATGACTACATAGTTTCTAAAGCGCGTAGTTTGCGAACCCCTAAAGGCAAGGTTGTAGACATCCGTGAATACGTATCAGATTTTGTAAAATATACAGACAAAAATGGTATAAGTTATTATTATGAAGTCTTTACGGATGTACTAAATGCGAATTTTAATGCAAGCAGAGCATCAAGATTTATAGAGAACAGCCCTTCTTTTATCCACAAGAATCTCAAAGGAATTATGAGTTGTAATCATTCGCATCCATTGGATGATTATTTCAGAAAAGTTTATAAAAACTTCCCACGAGGCTATATGTATAGTTCTGACCCTGTAACAGTGCACTCCGTTTCCACATGGGAGTATTTCAAAGAGAGTATTTGTCATGAGGTAGGACATCATATAGACAAGAAACTGCAAGACGTATCGTCTATGACAAAGTGGTTGCAAGCCCAAAAAGCAGACGGAAACTATTACCGCGCGTATAGCCAGCAGGCACCATGCGAGGATTTTGCGGACACGGTTTCGCAATACGTCATAAATAAAGAAAAGTGCCGCAAACAATTTCCACACAGAACTGCTCTGCTTGAAAAACTACTTGCGACACTTTCAAATTAAGAGTACACTTCAAAGATTCGGTTGTTGTTCTTGTCGAACTCGATAATCCTTGTATGCTTCGCGTTTTCTTCGATACACGGCTTCATGTTTTCGTCAAAAAAATAGGCTGTCATTTTAACACCTCCGTGGGGAGTTTCGCCATAGACAGTAGAAAATGTTGCTTCCATAACTGTTTCGTGTTTAGTTAATAATATGCAAATGTACGCCAAATATTTTGCACGCACAAATATTTGAGCTACCTTTGCACTACATTGTTGTATCTCTAACGAGATATTACGTTAAACTCCTTGCCCACTGCCAAATGTATCTCCGTCGGCAGTGGGCTTTATTTTTAAACAGAGGTTAATCATAAAGCGCATCATCCAAATCGTCGTCGCCAACCAGTCCGTCGGTGCCGGTAGTGATGTCTACCTTGTAGGCTTCTATACTTAGGTTGTAGACGCGACCTTCAAGGCTACCTTCACACGAAACGGCGCTTTTTAAGTTATTTCGAACCTTTACGGTTATCTTTGCTTTGTATAGTCCTTTTTTATCTTCCAGCGTGTAAAGCGTTGCGTCGTCAGGGAAAGCTTCGTCGAAATACTTTTGTATGTAAGCTTTTACATCCTCCTTAGTTGCAAAGATGCGAAGAATACCGTGCCGGATATTTATTACATCCTTTTCGTTGTCCTCCATCTGGTCGTAAGACTCGCCAACAACTACGTAGACGGACGATAATATAGGTATTTCTTGCGTGCAAGCTGGCGACGATGTCGGTGCTTCTTGTGGTTTTCTAACTGTAGCCATACCGTTATTTTCTAAAGTTTATATAAGCACTTGGGTAACGCATTGAGCGATGCTCGGTAACGGCGTACCCTTGTCGGCGAAACGCTCGTACAACGTTTTCCACCGCTTCAAAAGACGATATGTGCCATTTTTCATCGGGCAAACTACCAACCCAATTTCCTGCGCAACAACCTTCGGTTCGCTGTAAAATTTGTACTTCGTTTCTTGTTTCAAGCTTCTCGAGCACCCATGATGCAAGTTCGTTTTCCTGCTGCTCACGGGCATTTGACTTTGAAATTTCTATCATATTATTCTTTGTTTTTGAATTTATAGTTAGGACAATTGTAAGCTTTCATCATAGCCAGCAGGACAGGAAACATAAGTCCATGCTTACATCCTCTACCGTATTTGTCGGCCGCTTCACACGTTTCACAGTTGTAGCGTGTGTTAATATTTAACGCTGCCATTTACTCTTCCTTTCCGTATTCTTCTACACTGAAATACTTCTCGTGGTCAGTGTTTTCTTTTACCATATTAAGCATACCTCCACTGATGCCGTTGTCAATTACAAGGTCGCAGTGTGCAAACTGGTTGCCCAAAAAATTGTGCGCCACAATAGCTTCGCGCTGCGCCAGCTCATCTTTGTGCCAAGCCGCGCTTATTATCACCGCTGCTTCTCTCGGTATTTGTAATGTGACCACGTTTTTCACTATATTGCCGTTGCAAATAGTTCCAATTTCTACGATTATTGATGCTGTTTTCATTTTGTATATGTTTTGAGTGAATATTTAAATGCGCTTAACGTTTTCGCCCAACGGATTATTATAAAGTCATCATCTTGTACTTAACGTTTGTTCCAACGTGTTTCGTTATTTTAGATAGCTAACACGCTATCCTCACACGACCAAATTAACGACATTGTGAGTACATGTCGGGTTTTTGACCCTCAAGCGGTTCTCCTTCCTCTTAGAGCTGTATCGCCCTCGAATGTTTTTACGGCTTTTCTTTGCTACGGCAATGGTCTTACCTACGTCTTTTGGCGTGTAGTGCTCACGGCTTGTAATTTTGCGTCTTTACCAAGCTTTGACGGAAGTGTTAGCCCTTCCTGCTGCGTTTAGTGTTCGCTTCACCCTTTCCCCTTTCAGTCCTTTCTTTGTTTGCGAGGCAGGAAACGGCTCAAAGGTAATTGATAACCGAAAATCTGTAAGACTGCCTAAGACTAATGATGCCTTTGTTCCGTGCGTAGACTCGAACTACTTGTGCGCCACATCGCAGCACGGATGGTATAAAACCGTTATCTAAGCTTGCCGACCAGGTAGTTGATTTCTGTATCAGAAAGCTCTATTTTTTGTGAGTGCTTGAACTTAATCAGCTCGTCAATACCGATGCGAGATTCTATTATCTGATGAACACGGTCGTGCACACCATCACCTTCATGGAAGGCGAGAATAATGTCGTAGGCAAAATCCAGCGCTTCCTGCTTCGCTTGCTTCTTTTGTTCTTGAAGCTCCTTTTGTAAAACTTCGGCTTTTGCATTGAATTTACAGCCACTCTCGATTGCGAAATCAACGCTAATGTTCTCGCACATCTTGTCAATGTCATCGCCGAACATTTGTGCAAAATACGTATCACCTTTGAGTGACTGTAAAATCTGAATCTCTTTTTCTTTTGTCATTGTTGTATCTCTTATTTGTTTTTAAGTTACTTTTTTAAATTACTAACTACTTTCAGGTAGTCCTTAACCTCGTCGTCAGAGATGTAGCGTCCTTGGTTGCTATGCTTACCTTGAAGAAACTTCCTTGTTTTCTCAATCTCATCTTTTTTAAATCTCATAATCTTCATAATCAATTCGTATATTTATTAATCGTTATTAATTTTAACACCACAAAATTAATAAATTATTAATAGATAGCAAAATTATTAATAAGAAAAATTTAGTATTTAAGACATTTTAAATACGCTCTTAAAAAATATATAAATTTATAGCTATTTATTTGCCACTGCGCACAAAAAAGAGTATATTTGCAAACATATTAACCCTTTGCTTATGGAACAAATCTACGACATGAGCGCAGAAAATGTGCGCCAGTTTGCCTATGAGTACCTGCGATGCGGCGTGACAAGCCGAGCTATACAATGTCTTGAACGTTTAAAATGGCTGGGCAAGCTGCGGCAGCATGAATACCTGCTTCTAAGTACAATATATTCAAACCGGTACAAGTTCGAAGCTGCGATGGAGACTATTAAGAGGTACAATATTATTTACATGTAAAAAATCAATTTATGGGAAAAGGAAGTTTTGGTTGCTTAGCAGCCATTGGTGTAGCCATTATTGTTGTTTTGATTATGGCTGTTATCGGTCAAGAGATGAACAACAGAGAGGCAGAAGAAATCGCCAGCAAGCCGCTGTATGAGAGCACGGAGTACGTAGAGGTTTTGGCTGGGAACATGATAAAAGAAAGGCTTAAAGACCCGGATAGTTATCAATTTATCGAGATGAACGAAGCGCTGTCATCTTCGGAAGGAGAAAAGATGTTTGTCGTTACTTATAGAGCAAAAAACGGTTTCGGTGGGTACGATATAGGGCGAGCGACGTTTACTTGCGATAAAGACAACCTGTATATTGTATCAATAGAGTAACAAAATATAAGGCAGGAATAGCGAGGCGCATCACCTCGCTATTTTTGCATCATCTCCAGCAGCTCCTTTGCAATAGCTTTTATGCCGTCATTTAGAAAGTGTCGTGTAAGATACAGCACATTATAACCCTTATCTTCAACGTGCTTTGCATAAGACATGCCGGCTACGACAATAATAGTGTAACCCTTAGGCGCTACCACGCCGTCTTTAGAAGCGTATTCTTCCAAGATATTATCCACTTGCGACTGACCCCCTTTTACCTTGTCGGGTTCAGGGATGCTGCCTACAACCTTATTAACGAGTTTGCCGTCGCAGAATACTGCAAATGAAATCGAGTTCTTTAGATTCGCTGTGTGGTCTTTGTAGCCTTTATTGTCTTTCGAGAAAGTGACAGCCTTCTCGCCAAGCTCTGCCAACATCATACTTAAAACGTTGTCCACAGCTTGCTTTTTCTCCATAAGCCTCTTTTTCAAAGCTTCAACTCCTTTTATCTGTATGTTAACCTTTGCCATACACACAAAGTTAGCGTGCGAGTTCGTAATCTTAAAGAAAAACAGCACCTGTGCATAAACAAAAAGAAGGACACAACCGAAGCCGTGCCCTCCTCCAAAATATACTAAAACAAAAACTCTCAGATTTTATTTTTTTGCCGAAGCATTGAGTTTAATCGTAAAGTCTGCGATATACGCCCAACGTTCGAGACCTTTGCCATCATACATAGAATAGTCCATTAGCCACCACCTGCATACGCCTGTCTGCGTAGTTCGTCGCACAGCGAGCCGAAAACCGCTGGGCGTTTGCAAAAGACACCACTCTCCTTCTTTAGGTAGTTCTTTCTCTGGGTTATGCCAAATGCTGCGCAGATACTGCTCAATGCCTGCGGTGAAAGATGTGCGCAAGTCTTCGCGCGTAAAAACTTCCTTGCCATCGCTTCCACAGAAAAGGTTGAGTGGATATCCTTGCGCCCACGCTTTACATTTATCTGTCAAACCCTTCCGCGTGAGGGTATCAACTTGCGCCGCTTCCATCTTTTTCATTTTTCGCATTAACGTATTCTTTAAGAACGCAGGCTCCATCACCAAGCAGCATGTATCTCTCCTTCTGCGCGTCAGACATCGCTTCATAGGCGGCGCGGCTTGCTTTCTTGATATTCTCGGGGTTGTACAACGTTGTTGTAAATTTGTCAAAGGTCTGCTTTATCTTTTTGTTTTCAACAATATTTTTTTGATACACAAACCGGTCTTCATGCATTACGAGCTTCAGCATTTCTTCAACCTGTTTTATCGCCAGCTCCGGATAAATAGCCATAAAGCATTTCTTTATATCCAGGTGACGCAGGTATTGTATACGGTTAAAAATGTGGTCAAACGTGCTTACAGACATGCACACAAGATTTTGTAACACCACAACCGTAGCGCACAACCCTGCGCGAGGAACGTCAAGGTTTTGCAATTTCTCCGCTATTTGGTCGCGCAGCTTCTCGAGTATCGGTATCGTAATATCGTAGAGCTGGTTGGCGTACTCGTTGCAATAACCAGGCTCTGAATTTTCTTCCACAATCTTAATCGTTTTGCGAAGCGACTTTTGTGTTTCTTTAAAAATCTTTTTAAGCTCAAATCGAAACAAACCCTTCTTTTGCAAATAGCTTTCCATGTATATAAGCCAGTTGTCCGCTATCAGATATTCTGTATATGAGAACTGGAAAACGGACACTTTTCCCAAGTTAAGCGTTTCTTGAACATACTCTGCGTCTACGCTCTGGTCGGCGAATACACGATGATGATTGCCGAAAGCTTCTATGTTAAAACATTTGATTGGACTTTCCATGTTGCTTTGTTGTATTTATAAGATATTGACGATACTCACTGACTGCTTTTGTGAAATAGGGCGACAGATCCAGTCGGTTCACATATTCTTCTATGGAATTTATGTTCGCACTATTGTCGCCTCGCTCCCAACCGTTAGCTGTAAGCACCCAGCAGGCGGTTGTGAAAGTATCAGATTGCACATTGTTGACCGTGTTGTAGTTTACACGCTTTTCGATTACGATGTTCATCTTTCTGTCATTTGACATAAATTCAAAACCGTTAAGCGTTTTAACAGCAAAGCTTGTATCTCCATTGCTTCTGATAAAAAAATCTTTATTACACATTGCGTATCTACGTTACTGTTATTTTATTTCTATTACTTTCAGCCACCGCTCAATAGCGAGCCTTGCCTGCTCAAAAGAGCGACAGACAATATACTCAAAACCAAGCTTGCTGACTTTGTTCTGAAACTCCTTTTGCTTGTCCGACTGCTGCCCTTTAGTTGTTTTCATTTCCAGAAATAGCACGTTGCGCTGCGCTATTACAACAAGGTCTGCGAAGCCTGCGAGCACGCCCTCGCGCTGCATGATAGCCGCTTCTCTTGCGTTGCGGAAGCCTCCGTTAGGCACGGCGGCAATAATATATTTAGGATATTGTAAGCGGAACCACAGAACAACTGCCTGTTGAATTTTAGATTCTTCATGTCGTGGCTTGTGTTTCGTAGGCAGTTGCCGTTTTAAGAAATTATCAAATTTCATCTTTAGTGCGCTGATTCTTTGCTTGAAGTTATACACTGGAACCATTGTCTCCATTCTTCTTCTGTTTTCATCCAACGAAGACAAAGACGTTCTTTAGGCATAGTTAAAGCACTTATCAAACCAAGCATTTCGTCATACGACAGTTTGTCGCTATATCTATCGCCTTGACAAACAGTAAAGCAGTTATTAATGTCTTTATCTGTTTCTATAATGATTTTTTCCATATATTACTTCCATTCTGTATTGTTATTGTTTTCTATCTTACGATAATAAATCTTACAACGTTTATTCTCGTAAATACCATCATTTTTAGCAAGGGCGTTCCACAAAGCATTGAGCGTCACGCCGATTTTTTTTCCCTGTGCAACAACAAGTTCGGGACAAGTGTTGTACACATAGTTCGTTTTTTTGTTTTTAAACTCGAGCACAACAACGCGCTTGCGAGGATACACTATTTTCCCTTTCATTCCTTAACCTCCTTTTCTATCTGCTGCTGGGACTCACTGATAAGCAAATCAACTATTTTATTGAGCACTTCGCGGTTACAAACGACGTGCGTACCATTTGTCGCACTAAGCTCCATGCGATACACAACCTCTTCGTTTCGCAACTTTCGATATTGCTCGTTTAATTCTTTCAGTTGCTTTATAGACATTTTCTTATTTTTTTTATGCAGGTACTACCCAATCAGCAGCACCTGCTATTATTACTACTTTAATATTACAAGGTCAGCAACATGAGTGCCGGCTGGAAGCACAAGGCTATCCATGCGTGTGCCGTACTGCGTCTGCCTTACGATGCTAACATCCTCGTTGATGTTAATAACAACATATATATCTGTGTGAGCTCCAACGGACATTGAAACGACGCTGGCTGTTTCAAGACGCTTTCCATCTTCAACAAGCAAACCATTAACCGCATTGTCCTGTGTTGAAACAACCATCGCAACCATGTTATCCTTAACGTACTCCGCTGTCGGCACCAGTACCTTGCCTTTGTGTAGCACTACATCTTCGTTTGATATAAGCGGAATAACTACACCCCTCAAACGGCTGCCTACGTTCACGTTCTCTGTATCGTGCGGCGTGTCAAGTATTGACATCTCCGCGGACTGTTCTATTTTCTTTGGTCTTCCCATATTTATAAGTTTATTTGTTTTTAAAATGGCAAATCATCGACGCTACCAACGCCCACCATCGGCGCATTGCACGCATCGGCTGCGTTGTTCGATACACTCTCAAAAGCCTTCATCCCACCAAGAATAGGCATTGCATCAAGTTCCTCTTTACTCATTTTTTCGCGCACCTCCTTTGGCAACGACTGCTTTACAAGGTGTGTCTGCTCGTACTTTGACTCGCGCAGCGCAAACGCGCTCAAATCCAAATAAACAGCCTTTGGTGTTCCATCTGCGTTTGCACTTACGAATAAATTGTTATCTTCAATAGGAATAACAAGACATTTCTTTGTCGCAGTGCTTCCTTTGAGGCTTGCAACGCCTGCGTTTTTATACTTCAAAGCGTTAAGTTTAATACCAAAATTTTCTTTTTCCATGTTGTGTGTATTTTATTTTTTCAGTTCTCTTATAAGCGCGTCAGCGTATCTTACAGCTTCCTTGGCGCAAGAATCGAGGTCTTGATACTCAAACATCGCATCATTCTTCTCCCGTGCGTCAAACCCTTCATCCGTATAAAGAGCGCAAAGCATATCTTTTGCAATCTCATACCTGCGCTGTTCCCAGTCTACATTTGCATGGATATCCACCGCAAGTTGATATCCACCATTCGCGGCTTTCGATTCACATTCCTTGCACTTTAATTTGTAAGGTTCTGAAAAAGCGGTGACAGGCAAGGTTCTGCCACACATTTCACAAACTTTCTTTCTCATATCTTCGTTTTTTAAAGTTAGCCTTCGGAATAGGGAATCGAACCCTTATCTGCGCCGTGCTTAAGGTTGCATACACGACTACTCATAATCTAACAACTAATAACTTATTATGGCGAAAGCTCGCAACCTACCGACCCAATGCCGGACAAATTATTCCGAAGATAAAAGCCCCACCGCCGTAGGGCTGTCCTAAAAATGAATCCTATTAAATCTTAAACCGTGCGTCTCACGACGCTGTGAAACAAACTGCTCTATATTTATAATACACGAGTGTTTAAGAAGTCAACCATTGCCAAGTTCTGCGAAAGAATCATCGGCTGGTCAAGCGTTGCGGACTTGTACATGTCCGTCGCTGCGTTGTAGAAATCCCAAGCCGTGACCTTTCCTTTGTGGTTGTACGCAAGCATCATCTTCTCCGTGATGCGACCGATTTGTGCTTGATTCAGCGGTATTGTAGCGCCGTTGCGTATTTCCTTGTGTTTTGTCTCGGAAGCGACACGCAGAGCTGTTAGCATTCCGATGATTGTAAACATCTCCTGCGCACTTATCTCGCGACGCTTCATCTTCTCGATTTTTTCGTCGTCCTCGGCGGTGATATTGCGCAGGTTGTCAAGCCAAATGCTAACCTTTTCAAGCAGCTCGCTCAAGCCAACGCCCATCGTGCTGCCGTCTTTATATGTAGCAGCGTACTGCTCCCGATTCAACATTGTTTGGTTGTGACAGATAACAACGTTTCTTCCAATGCCGACCTGTAAACCTTTTTGGTGGAACGAGATAGCGAGGTTTGTTGTTATAGCTTCGTCACCTTGTCCTTTGTCAAGGTCATAAAGACGGATGTTGCAATACACGCGGCGCAGGATGTGCGCTTCAATGGCACGTTCACCGAATTTTTCCTCCTTTTGTGGAAGTCGGCTTACACCTGGTGCTCTACGGTCTTTGTTGTTAGCTGCGAACAAATCCCATATCTCAGCACGATAACCGCGCTCGGCACACATCTCTTGTATCTGCTGTATGAGCTGGAAATGATAGATACCCATGAGCGGATTGCCGTTGTAGTCGTTTTCCTTTTCTGTGCGTGCAAGCTGTTCAAGTGTCAGTGTCTGAACCTTGCTTATGTCGAAATCGAGGAACTGGCGGTCATTTCCGCTTGCAACTTCGAGTTCTGTTGCTGGTTCAGCGACCATGTTGTTAGATGCTGCTACATTCATTGTTGAATACATTGTTGTTTCCATTTTACTTTGTTGTTACGTTAAACTTGTTTCTATAATTAGAGGGTCTCCACGTTTTCCACGTGCAAAAACTCCTCATCCACCTGCGTGTACATCGGGAGCATTGTTTTGCCATACAGCCATTTCGGCATGACACATTCGTTTAAATCTTCCGATTCGCTGCTTGGGCTTACGATTATCTTATTTTCGGGAACCCAAACTTTCTGATTTTGCTGCTCTCCAAAAGAGAACATCTGCGCTTTGGGTGTCTTGACATCCATCATTGCCTTAGGGCAGTGAAAGCGCACCATTGTTGTCGTTATCTCCATTGTTGTTACTTTATATTGTGTGTTAATAAAATATCCACATTGCGATATAAACTACGGTAAGACATACACCCATGCCTAACGCCCAATACTTACACTCGTTTATTTCTTCTTCATCCCAATTGCGTGGGTCCATATAGTCTTTCATATTCTTTTTGTTTTGTTGCGAGGCGTTGCGCTTCGCTATGTTTCTTTGTTAAAGGGTATATCTGCCAATCTTTTTGCCGTCGACATAATCCTCTTGCCAAACCTCGTTGTAATCCGAAGTGTCATCAACAAAGTAGCAGCAGACAGACACCATTGCAAGACCGGCATCCAAGCGTTCTGTTTCGTAAAACCTGCCGTCGCTGTGCTTGCCGATGTTTTTAGACTGTGCTTTAGCAATCTTACAAGCCTCTTTGTAGTTGTCAGCTCCGATAAAGCCAACTGATTCGTAATCATTGGCTGTATTACCTTTTACATGCTGTTTCAGCGCCACCTCGTAGCGAGGTTTAACTGTGTCGCCTTTCCAATTTTTCATTGTTGTATCTCCTATTTTATCGGTTATTAATTTTAATACCACAAAATTAATAAATTATTAATAGATAGCAAAATTATTAATAAGAAAAATTTAGTATTTAGTATCTTTTAATACTTAATACTAAATACTATATTAATAATTTATTAATTTTGCGGCACAATTAAGGGTTAGCGTAATGAATTTCCCAATCTGAAAAGAACAGGGTTAAATATATCAGACCTCCTTTCGCCACTATTACGCACTCTTGTAAAAAAATCGGCGATTGGAGGTTTTTATTTGAATATAATATGATAAAGAACATACGATACAGCATTGTTAATGGTCTTTTCAAGGATAAAGCATCCCTGAAAGCCATTGCCTTGCTGTTGTTTTTTTATCATAGAAACGGGAAGAATGTTCTCAAGAACTGGTCGGTAAACAAGCTGGCTAATGTAACGGGCGTACATGCGTACACTATTAAGAAGCGCATCGCTACGCTTGTAGATTTGGGTTATGCTAAAGTAGACGGCAGCTCGCTTGTCTTTCTTTCCGTTGTATCAAAGCACAAGAATAGAAATATTAATATATCAGATATATGTTACGACACGATTAAAGATGTAGAAAAATCCCTATACGCAATTCTTTTGTGCATTGTTCAATCTCGAAAGGACTTCTGTAAACGTACCATTCTACAAGCTCGCACAGCCCAGAAATTTGATGTTATCAAAAAGGCTCGCGCACTTAAAAGGAAGTATGGCTACGGAGATACTTATACCGAGAACGGACTTTCGTACAAAAGGATTGCGCAAAAATTAGGTGTTTCGCTGAAAACAGCGTTCGATTATGTTAAGTATGCGGTTCTTAAGAAGTTTGTTGCGGCGCAAAATCATTTTCGCTCCACCTTTATGCCTAAGGTGGGGGGATATCCTGTACCCTGCTTTACCTTCACAACTAACAACTACGCTTACAACGTAACAGCTAACACATATACAATTATAAGTAAATTATTTAATTTAAAAAATCGAGCCACAGCCGTGCTTTAATGCATGGTATATATAGATTATAAAAAATATAGGCTTATGAAAAATTCCACAAAGCTTGAAAAAATAAAGAAATTCCTCGACGAAAACGGAATTGCATACAAATGCCGCAACAAGCATCGAAATGGGCACTGCGACTTGTTTGTAATTGCCGCAAAGGTGTCCGTAAAGATTGAAGGTGCAGACGACGATATATTTTATCGCAGACACAGAAAAGGCTACCACCCTGTCTTCATACGCTCCTCCGACACGCCTAAGTTCGCAATAGAAAAGGTTGCAAACACAATACGCGAATCAATGATTAACCAACAGACACACTTAATGAAACGACACTATGTGTAGACGAAGATATTGTGGAGAGTGTCCGATGTTTAGATATGAAGACACTGACGGCATCGGGGAGTGCTTTGTATGCAAAGAGTTAAGGACTTGCGGTCAAAAGTGCAAGATAACTCGTAATAACATAACAGAAAAGCAGGTGCTACGCATATTGCACTACGAGCAAAAATGGCGCAGGGGAGCGAAATCGAAAATGCTCTCGCCTGTGCTGATTGGTGTGGCGATAGATGGTGCGATGCGTTTCATCCGCAAAACGAATAAAAACAAGTCTTGATATGAAAGCTTCAAAAGCTTTAGTGCGTAGAATAAGGCAAGACCTTATATCCAAGACAAGCGATGCGGAAAAGGCAGCGATACGCAACTGCGAGCGACTTGGGCATACAGTAGTACGGCAGCAGCCTATATTGACGGGACGGAAAATGTATTTTGCCGACATATATTTGCCGGATTTGAAAACGATAGTTGAAATTGATGGTGGCTACCATTACACACAAAACCAAAGGCGCAAAGACAACAACCGCTCCGCAGGAATTTGGCGCATGGGTTATCACGTTGTAAGATTGAGCAACCACGACGCGCGTGATATAAACAAAGTAAAAGCAAAAATAGAACTTATAAAAAGGAGATACAGAAAATGATTTAAATGTATGAAAAGACACGCATACAGAAACAAAGCACCCTACTCCACCCTGCATCCCGACGCAAGACATTGGACTCGCAAGGGCAGTTCGTGGAAACAGAAAGTTGGCTACGACACGGAAGACGAGGCGTGGGAGTTTCTTGAGCAGAACCCGAAGCTGAAAGCGATGGGCGAACGTCCGTATTTTTGCGAACTGTGCTCTAAGTGGCATATAAGCAAACGAACAAGAAGCAAGAACAAAGTGTTTTAAAATGATGGTTTAAATGAAGAAAAAAAATAAAAATAGACGAATACTCTATGGGTATCATAATTTGCGCGAGTTATCGGAAAGAGCTTTGCGAAATCTTGATGGAGCGATGGACAATGCCCAGGATGTTGCCGTAATGCGCTATGTGTTGTTGCAGTACGTTAATTGGTTCAAGACGGACTTTAAGGAACTGCCACTATTCAGTAAGGACCCGTTTACGGATGATGCCTGCAACGGCTTCGCGCGGCTAATCGCCAAATATATGGTAGATATTACGAAAGATAAAAACAAAGGGAAGATATGACCCACATCTACATTTCCGTGCATCCCGTTAGCCATCGACTCGAATGGCGAGGATGGGGGGGGGGGTTGGTTCCTCGCCCGCCCTTCGAGCCACCGACTACAAATGCCCACACTGCATAATGATTGTATATGACTGACCCTCACTACAAGCGCGGCACTATCCGCAAGGATGGCAAGCTGTATGGCCGCTACCCCGACGGCTCGCTCTATCGCATCTACTCCACCACCGACCGACCGTTTCTTCAGTTGGTGAACCGAGATGGCGAGACGTTCCTACGCATACGCCAAGCCACCGAGTTGGGCTATACCGATTGTCCTTGTCCTGGAGTCGCCGACCTTAGCTATCCGTCCTCGGCTCTGAGGCGCAGTCGCACAGTCGGGAGGGGTAAGCTCGTAAACGCACTGACCGCTGCAAGTAGCGGAATCTGCGTGTTTGTTGAATTATAAATAAAAGGAGAAATGAATTATGAGTTACAATACAACGAAGATAACCGTATTTAACGACGAAAAGGATTGGTATTATGAATTTTGACTTCTACCAATATCCTCGTGGTGAGAACAGGGGAGGTAGGCTAAACACTACGATTTGTCCGACCATCACTATATGTTCATGGTCGTGCAATTGTTTTCTGATTGAAGAATATGACTAACATTAAACCCTTAAACACCGACCGCAGCCATTGCGCCCCAACCGTCCTTGCCGAATATTTCAAGTTCGGTTCACGCACACTTCTGCTGGGCGATCATGGCACAACAGGAGGGCGATTTTGATAGAATATGAATGAAATAAAGATAGACTACCACATCCCTTCCGTAGAAGGAATCTACTGGAATGCGTCGCCCGATTTCAAAAGGCTTCCGTTGGGAGGATTAAGCCGATGTATCAAGGCTGATAATCATGCTCCAGGAATTTTAATAGAATATGACTAACATCAAACCCTTAAATGTCTGTGTGGAAGGAATAGCAGTAACACTGAATACCCGATACGAGCGACTTTGCATCGAGCATTTGATGTCACTCGCCCACTTTCCGCGGACGGGCGTAATGATTGAATACAAATAACAGCAACAATATGATCACAAAACTCAACTTCACCGACCGCACCATCAAGAGCTATGCCATCCGCAAGTTCACACCCAAGGAGTGTTTTCGTCTGATGGGCGTTCGCGACAATGTAATCAGTACGATGCAGAGCAGCAATGCTCAGGCAGCCGAACAAGTGCCCGATTGGAAGGGCAAGGGCAAACCCGAAGACATGGCTATATCAGCGTCACAGCAGTACAAACAAGCTGGAAACAGTATTTGTATAGATGTGTTAGCCTATCTATATCAAAACCTTTTCTACCCCGCACCACCCAAGCCACGCCAAGGCGAACAGCTCTCGCTCTTCGACGACCTCGAAGACACGTTGCCCGCTTTGCCGCCCGCCGCAGCCAACGCTAATAAGGAAAAGATTTTCCTTACCACATTCTCCGGCTACGACTCGCAGCTCATGGCAGCCGACTTGCTAAAGTCTTGGCGCCCCGATTTTCATTGGACGTGCGTCGGATGGAGCGACATCGACAAATATGCTTGTCAGATGCACGACCTCGTATTTCCTCAGTTTGCTGACTGCGCCTTGGGCGACATCACCAAGATTGACTGGCCCAAAGTAAAACGCTCACTCGAAGGTCGCGAAGTGGACCTCTTCACCTATTCCTCGCCCTGTCAAGACATCAGTCAGGCTGGCAAGCAGATGGGCTTGCAGGAGGGCAGCGACACCCGAAGCGCCCTGCTTTGGCGTGTTGCAGATGCCGTGGAGGTACTTCGCCCGAAGTATCTCTTGCAGGAGAACGTGGCGGCACTGGTAAGCCAGAAGTTTATGCCCGACTTCCAGAAGTGGCTCGACAAGCTCTCGTCACTCGGCTACGTTAGCAAGTGGAGTCGACTGAATGCTAAGAATTATGGTGTGCCGCAAAATCGCGATCGAGTATTTTGTCTTTCAATGCGCAAAGACGTAGCCTTCGACTATCAGTTCCCCGAACCATTCGAGCTGAAAACTCGTCTGGAAGACGTGCTGGAAGAAGAAGTGTCCGACCGCTATTTCCTCAAGGACGATGCCGTGAGCAAGTTCCTCAAGGCAAACGATTCGGACAACGCCCTATTCCTTCAGTTTGATTTGCCACCAACACACGAGGCGGCAATGTTCTTGAAAACGTGGCTTACGTTGTGGATGCAAGCAGCCGATGGTTGGAAAATGACATCTACAAGTCTCCAGCTCGCCCTTTATTCGGCAAAGCAGAAGATGGAGTTGTCTTATTTCGTGTTCACGGATAAGGGAGTGGCTGCGTTAGGCGATGAGTTTCAACGGTTGTTCAAGGAGAATATGGAGAGGAAGAAGAATGGAGTGTAAGCTGACCCACGTCGCGCCTCCATTCCGTCTGAATGGGGGTAACAGACAAATGGTGAATGTGACCGACGAATGTTGTGCGGCAACCATAACCACACGTTACGAGGCTATCGGACCGACCAACATCCTCACGCTCGCCCACTATCCAATGACAGTAGTATTGTATGAGTTTGAATAAAATAACCATCAATGTAGCAAATGGGGGAGGTAAACTTAGACTCGCCCACACAATAAAAGCCAACTATTATAAAATGGGAGTACGCAATTTCCTTTTTACCAAAGATGATGGTTTTGACGCTACAGGAGTAATATTTGAATATGCTTAACAAGAACGCTCGCTTAGAATTAATGTACCAACGTGGTTTCCGCCCCTCTCATGCCGTATGGATAGACACCTACAACAAGCAATTCGGGATGGGTATCATCCACACCATTCAAGCCGGAGTGAGCAGCCGTAATCACTATTATGTAGCAGTAGAATTATGAACAACCCTTGCCCCATCGTCCTCGGCTCCTACAGCCCCTCGCAGAACGGCATCATTGTGTCACCACACGGCATAGCTCTGTGTATTGCTGGAGGGGGTAAGGGTCACGACGTGGATAAACCGAAAATATTGATAGAGTATGATTGAACGTTCCGTCCTCGTCCACTACCGCACCGAGGAAGCAAAAGCCTTCCGCCGTGAGCATGGCGACCGGGGAGGGTGTAAATACGGCGATAAGTATCACCGCCCCAGTCCGTTGCCGTGGTGCAATTCGATAACAACAGTAACAAAAGACAACCTATTATGCTACGTTTTCGCATAGCAGCCTTCCGAGGCCGTGACCCCGATAATCCGTCCGACCGCAAGCATCCCTCCAACGGACGCTTCTGTCAGCGAATGGAGATAAACGTTGGAGGTACAACCAACACCCTCACCTCAGTAGGCAAAGACAATATGGTATTGATAACGTATGATTAACCAAATTCCTTTTGTGCAACGCACATCGCAACTCTGCCCACGTCGGGGATACTCCACCGCCCTATCTGCACGCTACGACGGATGGGCAGGACTATACGACGAGCACGGACAGCACACCATTGTATTGATAGAATATGATTAGATTGCAAATCTTAAATTCCCCCTCCCCAAAAGTATGCGCCACCATTCTTACGCATTACCACAAAGAGGGAGCAGGTAATATCATACAAGGTACAAGTTCGCTCGTCAAAGCACCAGCAGTATTGATAGAATATGAATAACAGAAAAAGTAAAATCCGTATGGTATGGCGTGACGACGACTCTATCCGCTTTTACCAAGACACTCCCGACAAGCGAAGGGCTGCGGCATTAATGAGCATGTTGTATAATTAAACAGAACCCCATAAAACATAGAGACTATGGAAAAAGAAACAAACAAACGCATGGAGGCACTTGCCTGTATTATTGGCGACCTGAAGGCAGAGAACATGATGATGACAGAGCGCGTGCATCAGCTCATGAACGACTACAACGAAGTTGTTCGCCAGTTGGACGGACGGGAGAAGCGCAAGGACGAAGATCCGACAA